ATATTGGCAAGCAAAAATTACTTGCAATTAAAATTCAATCACTGCATCATTGCAGTAAGGAGGACAAAATGATTAGCAATTTACTTCTAGGAATTGGGTTCATGTTACTGATGCTTGCATCTGCACTGGATCCACAGACTGAATCAGCAATCTGGATTCATGTCTCACTACTATTCTTTGCATCATTTGTGATGCTCTCTGGCGTAGTATTGCGCCGCTAATCCATCATCAAAGGAGAACCAAAAAATGATTGGATATAAAATCGATGCCTTCAATGAGACAATCACCGAGGTAGAATACAATGGTGATTACACTCAGATCTATCCTCATCTCAATGGCGCAAGAGCATTTGATGTAGCTAGACTATATGCAAATGATGACGTTGCCTATGTAGATGACGAAGGATTATACCGAGAGAACCAAAGCTTCTGGGTGCATAGGAATTACACGCAGCCATTAGCAGGAGATGCATTGATCCTTGGCACTGATGAGGAAGGCGACAGCATCTCACCCAAAACTACAATCGAACAGCTAAGAAATGACATCGTGTTTATCGGTGACAGATTCATGCTGCAAATGTTTTACAAACTAAATGGTGACGTTGAAGACATCACACCATTCTTTTTCAAGGAGACCGCGTAATGAAAATCTCATTCATCAATCAGGTAACAGAAGCATCACGCCTAGTTAATGCAATCTATGATCGCGCTCACGATGAGGGATCAGAGTTCAAGTCTACAATCCAGCAAGCTAAGTGGGCATTGGATAAGATCAGAGACACCTATGACGAGGTGCTTGAACGTGACGCAACTGAAGACTCTAACTACAGACCACTCAAGGAGATCAAGTAATGTCTGAAGGTATCAATGTGTTTGAGTTTGATAGCGAAACAGCCAAGCCACAATTAGATATGGATTGGGTGCAAGCTATCTCAACAATCGAGTTAGTCGTTCAAGATTATATTTATCAACACCCAACAGCAGAGCAACATATCTCTGCAGCTTGGGCAACTGTACTGAAGGGAGTTTAACATGGCACTCATGCAACAGCGTCACTTTGAATTTATCGCTAGGAATATTGCGCCAACATATCCTTGGCCTACCTACATTCTCACACTGGCAGATGAACTAGCTGCAACCAATCCTAAATTTAATCGAGATAAATTTATCAAGGTTGCAACTCAAGCTTGGGAAGATGCACACCCACCGGAGGATATCGATGACTCAATCCCATACTAAGGCAGACACGCCAGAGGACAGAGGTTCGGCAGATGCATATTATCATCGGCCTTGGAATCCTCATAGGTTTGCAGATGGCAAGCGAGTAACAATAGAATCTCTCACACCTCAAGAGATTGTAGACTACACACGCGGCTACAATAATGAGGAAGACAGAAAGGACTGGGGATAATGCAAGATCTATTTGATGTGCAAGTAAACACAATGCACCACAAGAACGCAGTAGACACAGAGGTAGCAGCCGCTGAGTCTATTGCGCCTCGCGTCACTGGGCTGCGGCTCGCTGTACTACAAGAGCTTTACAAAGCCTACAGATTTGGCTTTACTGGTGAGCAAGTATCAAACAATACAGGCGAATGGCTTTACTCTGTGAAGCCAAGGATCACTGAGTTGGTACGCATTGGAATGGTTGAAGACTCAGGTGAGCGTGTTAAAAACTCACGCAATAGAAACGAAGTCGTATGGAAGATAACAGATAAAGGCAAGGAGTTTATCGATGCAAGGGATTAGAAGTGTCAAGTATGCAAATGGCAAGAGGTATGAGTACATTCGACACGCTACCTCTGCAGCTATTGAAAGCTATGACAGACAAGAACGTGAACGCATGAAAGAACAGTGCCGCAAAGCTAGTGAATCAATACCAGCGGATGCATTTGCAGATGATGTTATTGATGATGACGTTGGCGTTTACTATTCAAAGCCAACTGATGTCATTGGTCTTAGCACTCTTGGCCTACACTCAACAGAAAATTAACCTGTTGACAACCACTGCATCTGTGCAGATTATGTGACCATGCTTAGTTACATGGATACATTGAGAGAACAATCAGCATCTGCAAAGGTAGATCTAAAGAAAGCCTTTGTATATGCTGGTGTTCCCGACTCAACTTTTTATCGCGCAAAGATGGGTAGAAATTTGAGACACAGCACAGCTTGCAAAGTGGAAAAGGCTATTGAAAAACTTTCAGCACTTCAAGAAAGAAACGCCTGTTCCTGATACATACGAGATGATAATCTATCAGCTTGTACAAGAACGCACCAGCCAGAAGATGACTCAAGAAGAACTGGCTCATCGGATTGGCTGTGCTAAATCTTTAATTCACAAATGGGAACAGTACAAGAGAGTGCCAAGCGGGTTTCTCTTTTCGTGCTGGCTGGATGCACTTGGCTGTCAGATCAAGATCACGAAGAAAAATACTAAGCGATAGGTCTGGCAGACCACAAACATGCGAAGCATGTGCAGTTAGTACACCATACTTTGTTGCAGTGCTTGCATCTATAGAACCAGTGGCGCATTATATAATCTGTGTCGATTGCTATGAGAGGGAAACATGGCAAACAAAAATCGTAACAAAGGAAATTACCACGAGAAGTGGTTCGTTGACTGGCTCAAGAAGCTCGGCTTCCAAGCGAAACGCCAGCCCCTCTCGGGTAGCTTGGGAGGCGAGTATCGAGGCGACATCATCTGGGAGTTCGGGGGAGAACGACTGGTAGTTGAAGTCAAGTACCGTGACAAGTCAAGCTTTCCCAATCCCTTCACAATAATGGAGGGCCGTGACGCAGCCCTATATAAGCGGAGACACGGCACTCCAAAAACCCTAGTCATATTTGATGGTGATTTCTTTGAGGAAAGGATAGCACCGCTCATTAAAAAATAAGGAGAACCACATGGCATTTGTTGCAATGGCAAAAGCTATACAAGCAGACATTCCAGATCCACTAGCCAAGTGGCTGCTTGTCGTGCTTGCAGATCATGCTGATGAAGATAGACTACAGTGCTGGCCTAGCATAGACAGGCTAGTGCAGCGCACTGGCATGAGCAGGGCAACTGTAGCTAGAAAACTAAATGATCTTGAGCAATCAGGAATCATACACAGAGACAAAGGCAACTCACAAAAGTCTACGCTCTATACCCTTTTGTCTCTTAGAGAGATAGTCTCACACAGAGACGAGGTAGTCTCAGACAGAGACCCTAACCTATCAAAGAAACTATCAACTAAGAAAAGAGGGGGAGTGCCTGAGAATTGGAAACCATCTAATGAGTTGATTGAATCTATAAATGAATCACTGAAGGAGAACCTTGACCATGAGTATGAAACCCCTAGCTTCTGCGATTACCATCAGTCCAAGGGCAACGTCTTTGCCAGCATCGACAAAGCCTACAGGAACTGGTGTAGAAATTCAGTTAAGTATAGCCGAGCAAGATCAAGCAATAGCACTACTGGTATCGGCAGCCGATCCGCTGGCGGTAGACAAAAGGCTGATTACTTCGCTGGAATTATTGACGGGCTTTAGAGTCGAGCCTATCCAGCGCACACGCTATCTCAAAGACGAGACTGTAGACATACAACTGCAGGGATATAAGATCCGCTGTGAAGACAAGGACAAGTGCATCCAAGCTATCAAGAAGATCAAGCAGTCACTCACCCCACTGCCGGCAGAAGAGATCGCGCAACGCCTCACCGTGTTGGCTGCGCTGGTGGTGAAGCCAACAGGTGAGTCGTCTTCCGATCATAAGATCAGGATAAAAGCAATCACATCTCAGCTTGTGTCATTCCCTGCCGACATAGTTATCAGGGCTATTGACAATGTTGCCAAGACCACAACCTTCTGGCCCGCCTATGCAGAGTTTCATAAGCACATCGAATACAAACTCAAGACTAGGTACAAACTACTAGAAGCATTTGAAAAACAACTATTAACCCTTGACCATACTGCGTAGTTGCAGTATAAAGAAACAAAGGAGAACCAAATGGAACGCAAGGGATTTATCGGCGGCTCAGATATGCGCCGCATTATGGAAGGCCAATGGGTCGATCTATGGGAAGAGAAGACTGGGCGTGTAGAGCCAGAAGATCTTTCCAATGTACTGGCTGTGCAGCTTGGCACAAATACTGAACTCTTTAACAAAGATTGGTTTGCTAAACAGCACACTTCGTCAGAGTGTGAAACTGTTGTGTCTATGCATCATGGCGTTGGCAACGGGCCAAGCAAGGAAATGAATTGGGAAGGTGTGCCACTCAAAGGTACAGTAGACGGATTCATATTTACTGACAGACAATATCATGATGAAATTATTGAGTGCAAACATACTTATGAACGCAACACAATGGAAGGCTGTCTCAAGATGTATATGCCTCAGATGCAATTTTATATGTGGGTGCATCAAGCAAAGGGTTGCTATCTATCTGTAATCTTTGGCAATCGTAGATGGGAATCAGTCTATGTACAGAAAGACTGGGACTACATCAAAAAAATGAAAGTCATGCTTGTTGAGTTTTGGAAGTGTGTGAAAGATGATATGCGCCCTTTCGGTGACAACCTTCCGGAGCCAGTAAGCATTGACAAGATCAAGGTCGATGGTCTGGTACGCAGGGACGCATCATCTGACAACGAGTTTATCTCACGCTGCCATGACTACATACAGCATGAAACCAATGCAAAGTTATTTGAACTTGCCAAGTCTGATCTCAAGGCAATGGTAAGTGATGATGAGAGGGAAGTATACTGTGACCTTCTCTCTATCAAACGCGACAAGCGCGGCTCACTTCGTGTCACAGTTAAGGAGAACCAGAATGTCTGACAATCTAAAGCTATGGAATACAGTATCTAAATCAGATCCAAAGTATCTAAAGAAGGTATCATTCGGATCACGTTCATTCACCGCTATCGATCCTCAGTATCAGGTACGCTGCGCCACAGAACAGTTCGGCCCAGTGGGTACTGGCTGGGGATGGAAGAACAACACACGCTTCATCG